GTGATAGTAGGGCTTTGCACAGCAAATCTGTTGGGAGAGGTTCTTGCCCTCGCTGCCCTGATGGTCCTTTGGGCAGACTCATCCAGCTTGTTTATCGGGTAAGCGACCTCTCCAGAGGTTATTTTTTCAAGCTCTTGCTGTCTCTTCTGCTCTTGCTGCTCAAGGGTCATGCCCTCGTTTGCTATCTTGTCCAGATCAGCCTGAGCTTCCTCGCCCTCTTCCAGCCTTCTCTGGCCTAGAGCCGCGTTCCGATGAACCTCTGAGCGTAGATCTGACAGGTCTTTTTCAAGTTGTTCTTTTTTCTTCGCTTCTTGTTTCTTGTCAAAATTGTCAAGCGCCTGTGTTGTACCCCTTACCGTGCCGCCAACAAGGCCAGCGGCAACAGCAACCTCTTTGTATTGCTTTATCGCTTCTTCGCTGGTGATGTCTTGGCCAGCTTGCAGGCGCTCCAAGACTTGTTGCCCGACCTCTGTCGGCACCTCTACCATAGCACCTACGCCAACGCCCTTTACGCCCCTAGTGAAAAGGCCCCCGCCCTTCACAATGGCGGGTGTAAGCAAAGAGCCAACAACAATTCTATCTGCTATGAAATCAAGAGATGCTTGCGGTATCGCAGTAAGGGCGGCTATTGCCTCACTTTGAACAACACCACTTTCGTCCTTCTGGGCCTCACGGTTCATGCCGTAGAAGAAGGGTAGGTTTGCAGCTAGACCGCCAGCTATGCCGCCAACTACAACGCCTATCGGGCCACCAGCAGCACCTATTTTTGCACCGACAACGCTGCCCCCGATGGTGGAGCCAAGCTGTGGGGCCTGTTCTGCTAGTGTCTGTCCGAAAAAGTCTAGGCCGCTGCCGATGTCTTTGACATCATCAAGCCTTGTCGCGTACTGCTCTGACTCGGCAAGTTGTTTCTTGTTTGTTTCGACAACGTCTTCGCCGAACTCTTCCAAGAACTCAAGGCCGGTTGTCTTGCCAAGGCCCTCAAGAGCAGAGCCAAAGCCAAGTTGCAAGGTGTCTATACCCCTGCCGAATGCCTGACCTATTGCGCTCTTGTCGCCCTCGCCACCAATGAGAGCCTCATCAGGATCGCCCAGACCCTGAAGATACTCTCCTATTCTTGATCGCTCTGTGTCGGATATCTCCGCTCCTTTGATTCGGAACGGATATATTTTGCCGGAAGCTCCCTGTGCATAATATACACCCATAAGAAACCCCTATTGATCGGCAAATGATTCGTTGATGCCGCCGCCTTCAATCAGGCCTGCCTGAGAAAGCAATGTATTCGCAGCTATCATAAGCTCTCTTGCTCTCTGAGTATTGCCGTTTTCGTTCGCTGTGGTTGCCATGTCTTGTAGGTCTTTGGCCCTTTGGATCATTTGATTTTGAGTGAAGGCAGACCCTGTTTTGCTTTTGAGCTTCGCCCTAGCATTGATCAGATCAATAACGCCCTCTTGATATCTGTCCTGCGCCTCACGGAATGCTGTCAGGCCGCTGATGCCAGCCTCTCCCACCGCCCCAAGAAGAGTGGGTTCTTTAGAGGACATGAGGGCCAAGCCAGCCTGCGCCAGAGCCAGATACTTGTCTGTCTCTCTGTCCTTATCCAGCTTGTCTTGCAGAGACTTTATTTCTGCGGCAAGACCAGAGGCATCATATGTTCCTGACTCGCCACCAACTATGGTGGTGGGAGAGAGAGTCGTCGTGTCACCCTCCACCGTTGTGGTGTCGCCCTCTACATTTGTAGTTTGCTCTGGGAACGTAATCTTGTCTTCTTTACTGCCTGCCTGAAGAACGCTGGTTCCTGATTCAGATGCCCTGTTCACATCTGTCGATGCGGGGACAGGATTCACTTCTGAAATTTGATCTGGGAACATGCCAGCAGTGCTGCCGGTGATCGCGCCCATTCCTAGTGCGCTAGAATCCATGCCAACATTGCCTAAATCATCAGGGTCTCTGTCTTTGTACATAAACTCGTAGTTACGACCCATGTTGATCATCTCATTAAGAAGACGCCTTTCGTCTGGAGCCATAGTGTCGTCTATGACTTTTAGTTCATCGCCCTCTTCAAAAACATAGCTGCCGGGGTTTGGATTCTCTCGTAGTCGCGGCCCTATCGACGTATCGCCTATGACCCTTTTCTCAAAATCTCTGACTTTGGTGTCTTCCTCAACCTCAGTCGTAGCCACCTTGCGAGGAGTGACGCCAAAAAGAGCATTCCTAACTGCGGCCTCGTCTTCTGTCCCAGCCGCTGTAATAGCGCGACTTATCTGGTCATCAGAGTATCTGTCTCCGTATTCTCTGCCCTGTTCAAAACCAACAATAGCAGGGATCAGATCGCCCCTCATTGACTTGAGATCAAACTCTTGATCAGGGTCCATACCAAGACGATCACTCAAGTACGAAACGTAGTTGTCAAAACTATCTTTGTTGTCTGATCTTGGGGCATATCGTGATGTGAACCCACGCAGAGTATTAATTCCATGCTTATCGCTGTATGTGCCAAGAAGTCTGGCAAGAGCGCGCAAGCCCTCTTCTTCTGAGCTAAATTCAGCATAACCACCAGCCTGTCCCGTCTCACCTATAAAGCCAGCGCCGGGGCGTATGTTGCCGGGGTTGTTCTGGCGCAAGCCAAGGGGCAGGCCGTTAGCGGCTCTGATCACGCCGCCTTCTGCCATTGGGATCGCCTCATCTGTCGCGGCAGGCATAGTCTGTGGGCGCATCGATTGTGGCATGATAGAGCCAATACCACCCTCAGCTACCGCTGCTTGCGGTGCCATGGCCTCAGACATGCCCATAATGCCGCTCTGAGGCACACCAGCGGCTGCTATGGCCTCTTGCGCCACCGTGGGCTGGTTCGCAGCTTCGCGCTTCATGAAGTCGTCACGGACACGCTTGCGGCGCTTGATTTCGCTGAGAACAAGAAACTGAGGGGCAGTGCCTGTCGGCATCTGCATCTCTGAGATGAGTTGTTGTTCGGAGAAGTTCTTTAGCTGGTCTTGGATATCGATAATGTTCATTAGCCGCCAAGCCCCTTATACAGACCAAGTGCAGATATGCCCGTCCCAAGAAGCTGTTGGATAGGATTGTAGGCTTGCATTGATGTGGTTTCTGTAGACGGCTGCACAGGAACACCCCTCAGAACAGAAGACATGAACTGCAACTGCTCCCTTGGGAAATCTCTCTGACGAACAAAATCCTGATAGGCAAGATCTAGACCGGCCTGCTCCCTTGCGGTGATGTCCTTGCCAACTTGCTCCAGCAAACGAGCCGACTCAATGTCGCCCTCTCGTGCAAGACGACCAAGGTCAGCCAAGCTACGAGCCTGCTGTCCCACAAGCTCACCAGCGCCCAGACCTATTCTTTCTGCGTCCGCTCTTGCGGCCCTGTCTCGCTCAAACTGTTGCTGTGCCTGCTCAAATGCCTGCTGCTGCCCCGAAGCCTGTATTTCTGCAAGCTGTCTGTTGAGCGCCTCGCCAGCGAGGGCCTCTTGAACTGCTGCTCTGCTGCCGCCAAACGCGCCTTGTTGTACAGCTTGAGCGGCTCTACCCGCCCCCTGCCTTTGAGCGTCCAGAATCGCTCGTTCTTTTTGGACATCTACCACCTGTTGCATGTAAGGAGACATGTACTGAGCGGCTGCGCCAGAGTCGAATTGGCCAGCCTCAAATCCCATACCCTGAAGGGCGCGGCCAATACCGGCAGTGGTCGCTGCCTGTGCAGCGGGCAGACCAGCTATTTCAGACCCAGCAACTTGTCTGGCCCTGTCTCTTGCATCTAGGGTGTCTTGAGAGGACTCAGCCAAGCGTTGACCCTCAAAAGGCTCGTATTCACGCTTTGACTCAGCCTCTGTGCGCTCAAGAAGGCGCTCAAAGTATGGCTGAACATATTTGGGCAGATTAGACTGAACAACAGTCTGTTCTGCTGGTGCTGATTGTCTACCCTTGCCCATTACCCAACTCCATCCTGTAGGCTATGTATTCAGGCTGCCATCCGTACCTCTGTAGGATTCTGCCCCATGCTTTTCTCCCATAACCTTCTATATGCTTGCAGCCACAATCTGTGGCGTATTTCTGTAACGTATTTAGTACCAAGGGCAACCACTTCCTCATGTGTTTTCCCCCTACCCAATCAAGGGCCATGGCTCTCCTGCCGGGGTACTCTATAACCCTGCTAGTCAAGGCGGCGATTACGTCTCTTCCCTCCATGACCAGCCAAAGCACTAACACTCCATCTTCTAAATCTTTTTTTAAGTCCTCTACCCTAAACTTACCGGCTGATGTATCTACCGACTTCTTCAGAACCCTTGTGACATCCTCCCAAACGATGTCCACCCCCTCAACAGGGACTGCCGTGATCATCATGCTGGCAGCATCATATCCTGCGGAACCTGATCAGGCTGCTCTGTCATGCCTGTTCTCATCTCTCTGACCCTGTCCATCATCTCATAGAGGGATTCCGCGCCAGCGTCAGTCGATCCGTTGCCCAGCCCACTAACAACGTCAGCCGGTACGATAAACTCTCCATCAGACAGGACAACATCTTGCTCTCCTTCAAGGGTGGCGGGGATCATATCATCCATGCCGTCGCCAACACCCTCTACCATGCCCTCTGTAACCTGAGCATTTTGATCAAACTCACCACTGCGGACACGACCAACCAAGTCTCTGAGAGCCTCTTCGCCATACGTCGAGACAAACATGGCCAAAGCAGTCTCTGGCTGTGGATGTGAGCCTTTGATAGCGTCAACAGCATTGCTGATGATCTCTTTGTCGTTTGGCTTCTGGACCTCACCCCCCTGTGCATAGGTGAAGTACGGCATTTCTGGGTCAATGCCGGGTCTGTAGCCGGGAAGTATGGGATTTCTCTTGCGCTTTGCAGCCTCTGCCTCTGGAATATCATAGTCATCTGAGGGCATATCTACGCCCTGTGGCTTCATGGACTCTAGCAAGCCCGTAGTTCCGACAGCGCCCAAGGCGTAGGGGTTGGTCGCCGCCTGCTTGATACCCTCAAGGCCACTGCCTTTGATGGTAGCGCCCGCAGGAGACTTAAAGAAATCAGCGAATTTGCTTCCAGATGTGGCTGCTGATGTGGCGGCGGGAGTAGCTATCGCTTGATTGGCTATCGCAGTGGTGGCAGGTATTACATTGCCGCCCGATATCATGTTTTGACCAAGGCTAGATGTCCCAACATCTGCGGCAGACGAAATCAACTCTCCCCCCGCCTTGTCCGCTCCAGCGCCAAACATGCCGCCAAGAGCCTTACCACCGAAATAGGACATGAGACCTGTGCCGACAGCCGTCTCAAAGTCATCGCCCTGAGCCAGAGAGCCAAGGCCAGAGCCAACAGCCCCATACAAAAGAGCGTTAGCCCCCAAGCTACCGGCTAACGCAGAACCTCCTAGTCCTAATAACAGTGGTAAAGCCATAATTATCCCTCTACTTCAGACAAGGCCCGCATTCTGTCTACTAATCTTCTAGCACGATTTGGGACTTGCGTATACCACCGCGAGTCCACCATCTCGTCCGCTGCCTTGTTCCAATCCCTCGCATCTACACCAGCCTTCATGCCCTTGAATTTGGAAAGACGCGGCCTACCCATATTAAACATCATATTTGCGATTATGTGCTGGCACTCCTCGGGCAGATCATCAAAGTCTGGATACAGCACTTTGCACTCATCTATAGTCACAGTCATATCAAGGGCAAAAACTCTCTGTACCCTCTCTTGTTCGATCACTGTGCCTACAGGCTTGCCATACTCTTCATCATCTTTGGTAATGAGGTGGCCGATTCCGAAGGTGGGTAGGTGAAGATGATCTAAATAGATTTCGTACTTGCACCCCTCATCCTCTGCAATCTCTGTTCGTAGCTTGTCTATGTTCATTTAGGCGCTCCTGAAATTGCGGCTTTTATGTTGTCAAGGAAACTGCCCGTTCTCTTGCTCGCTTCGTACTCTGCCCTGCCATCAGCGGCTGTAGGTATACCACCGGGCAAGCTGCCAGCCTCAATCATCTTTCTCTTTTCTTGAGGCAACATTCTGATTAGAAGCCCCAGACCAGCCGGTGCCATTTCTGCAAGGCTCCTAGATGGGCTTTTAGGCACAGGAACACTTACAACATCCCCCAAGAATGTTGTTGGAGAGCTTCCTAACGAGGCCAAGCCATATCTAACCTCGCCAGTTTCGGTGTTTCCGCCCACCCTGTCGCCGAATATGTTGTATTCTGCAAATGGATTACGATACCTGTCATAGGCCAAATCCATGATATCCCGTCTCTGCTGCTCAGAGAGGTTGCCGGAATAGTCAACATTAGCCGGGTCTGCGCCAAATGGCGAAGCGCCGTATGGATTTGTAAGGGTTATGTTGTTCTGATCGAAAAACTCTTGCTTGGTCAATATGTCAGCGATAGTGCCGTCGGCACCCTCCTGACCTATGGTAGATGCAACCGCCCTGAGAGGCTGGCTCTGCGCCACCTGAGAGCTTACGCTAACAGGATCGTTAGCGGCAGCGCCTAGGCCATCGCTACTAAACCCGCCATCGTAATCTTCTCTAGCCATTACTTTGTAATCCCCTTTACCTTCTCTACGGTCCTGAGACCGCCAAGCCCCAACATGCCCAACAATACAGTCATTAAAGAGTCCATATCAAAAGTTGGCAATTCTGGTATCTCTATCCCCGCGTATGAACATATGAACATTGTGACAGGAGCGAGAACAAAATGCCATGCCATGGCGAAAGAAAGGCACCAACCAAGGAATGGACGCCATCCAGCAACAAATATGGACCTATGTTGCGCCTCTGCTTTGTTGATCTCTATCTGACCCATATTGGCTTCGTGCATCTGCTTTTCGGCCATGGTCGCGATTTCGTGTGCCAGCTTCGCTTTCTGGTCCTTGTCCTCTATGAACTTGTCCAAAAGGCCCGTAACCGGCCCGATCAACGCCTGCAACATTGCTTCTCCTCCTATTTATTTGCGCCTGTAGGGCTGTAGTTCTTCCGTGCATTCCCCACATCCCTACAGATCTCCCGTGGCTACTTCTTTGCCATCCATGCGGTGGTTCCCATGTAAGCCCCCACAATTCCGGCACCAGAAATATAGAATAAAGACGATATTTCAGAAAGGGCCTGTATTCTCTCTACCGAAACCCATGGCGTAAACATCGCGGCTGTGAAAATCCCCATGCCGATCAATGTAAATCTAGCCATCCTAAGCTGGGCTAGGCTCTTTCTTAGATCCCTCTCGGTCTCTTTTATCTCTCTTGCCTGCTCAAGCTCCTCATCCGTGACTACCCCGTCACCGTCAAGATCATACTGATCATATTTGCTTTTGCTCTGTAGCTTCTTACTGCTCATGATCAGCCTATTTGTACTATGGTACGATTTTTACCGTCCCATTGTCGTTAAAAAGAGAGCCAGTTTCCAAGCCGGTTGCGCTTGTTGGCAGATTGGTCAGCGTAATTTTTGTACCTCGCAACTCTCCGGGATTTCTTTCCTGTTGAATAAAAATTTCAAGCGCACGAAGTAAATCCTGCATATAGCGTTGAGAGTATTCTGCTGGCGGCTCCGGCAGTCTGGGCGGTGCTATCTGATTAGATGACATTAGCGCCTACCATCCTGCTGCATGTCCACTCGCGGGCTTCCCAGCTTCCATTTAGATCCCAAAGCATCTGACTCTATACGCATAGCAAAAGATCTGCCCCTAGTTCTTGTGTGCAACTGATTTGTAAATAGCTCCACGGGTGATGACTGCGTCCTTACTGCTGTGCCAGATGCCGTGTTGTCAAAACTACTGCCGGGGAAGTTCCTAGACTTCAATGTAAATGTAGCTTGAGGCGTGCTGAGATTTGTTGACCCAGTAAACGTCAGATCGGGTATCACCCTTTTGATGTATGTAAATCTGTCGCCATCACCGATGTCCATAACGCCGGATTCGATAAACGAGTTCATAGAAGATCCGTCGTCGTCATATCCAAGCTCATGATTGTATAAATAAGAAGAGCTTGCAGCTATTGGGTATGTGCGAACACCACGATCAATCCACGCTGTGCGAGACAATGACCCGAAGTACCAAATTTTTTCACCGTAATTATAGATTACATACTTATCGTTATCTGTGCTGCTTGAGGATGGGTAAAACCAAAAAACCTCAGAGAACTCAGAGTTAACCCCAGACACAACTTTGTCAGCTTGCTCTAGATTAAAATCAAGAAACACCTTGTCCTTGACAGTGCATGGGAGTTGTTCCGTTTGACCGGCATACACATAGAAATTGTCAATTCCCATCCAATACACAACATCCTCTGTAGCCGCTGCCGCATTCGGACCCATGATTGTAATATTAGAGGCAAGCTGTTGCAGTCCAAATGTAAATGGAGGGCCTATAAATCTCATGGAATTGAGAGCGGTGTCTGTCCACACAAGTATCTCGCGCTTTGTTTCTACGGCCTGAATAAAGCGAGAGCCAGAGCCAAGCCTTAGATCACCGGCTGTGTTTGTGCTTGTCGGGAACCAATCTATTGGATTTTCTTGCGACGAAAACCTAATTAACAGTGGGTCTTGTATGCCATCCCCCTGATTTGCGCTTGAACTAGCGCCAAGGCCATCACACCCAAATGCGATAACATGTCTGTCTTGATCTGAAACCAAAACCTGTTTGGCGACTTGGGGGACGCTAGTTTTTGTGCCAGATATAGTCGATAGCTCTACGGCCCTCGTAGACAGGTTGTTTGTTCTGTCCCAATAATAAATGTTTGAATCACGAGGATTGATAATTAAATCCTCGCCGAAATTATCGTGTGACCAAAGCCGGATTTGATTTGTGGTTGTGAGGCCGCCAGAAGCCGCATCGCCCCAGCCGTCTCTGCCCCAAGTGCCTGCGCCCCATCCTGTGCCGCCCACAGAAGTGTCCAGACCGACGTTGATCTGATATGCACCAACCGTGCTGCCGCCACCGTTGCCTGAGTCAGATGAATTAGCGGTAGCGCCCACGACGATTGTATATGTGTTTGCGTCAGTCACACTTACAACTTGATGTTCCGCGTTCAACACAGCCGCTGTAATGTTGCCGCCAAGAGATGCCGCGCCAGAAAAGGTGACGAAGTCATTTTCAAACGCGCCATGCGAGGCGTCAGTCACTGTTATAGTGGTGCTGCCGTTTGAAGCGGCGAAAGTTACATCACCGGCACCCGTCGTCAGGCGAATGGGCGTGATGTCATTCATCCCGCCGCCCTCTTCGATGTAGTATTTTAGATGTGTCCCAATGCCCAGATAGTTAGAACCGTCAAGTGCAATCCAGTTATGCAACGCACGGGCGGAACCAAGATAGGTATTCGCGGTGTACTTTTCCCAACCGCCCAACTTTTCTGGATACCCAAAACGAAAGCGAATCTTGTCGCAGTCACGCCAACCACCTTCGTTGGAGTACGAGGTGATTTCTTGGTTTACACCGGGTTTAAATTGTAACTTCATTAGGGGCATGTGATTAGCCTACAGGAGTGCCGGGTGCGTTAAAAATGTTAAAGTTTGCAGCGTTACCAGAGCCAATCGACGTAGGCACGTTGGTGTTACAGTTGCCACTAGAGGTATCAAAGTACACGGCCCATGAAGGATTGGTAGATGTTGAGGTCGTATTTACATCTCGCGTGGCTCCCGCAGCCATAACTGCCGCACCGCCTGTGGTGCTGCTGCCTAGCGTGTAAGACTTGCTGCCACTACTGTTGGTAAACCGCGTTGTGTACTGTGCGGATCGTCTCGTGCTAAATATACCTCCGCCTTCTTCCCCACTGTTGGATAAGAGGTTAATCACCGCGCCAGCAGAAAGTGAACCGTTGTTGGTCCCACCTCCCGACGCCCCGTTTGCAGCCGGGCCGGTGTAATAACTTATGTTGACAGCAGCACCATTCCCCGAGATATCGACGCCTGTCTGCGATATAGTGCTGCCGCCATTGACGTTGTGGGTGATAGTCACATAGCCGGTGCCGCCGTTAGCATCAAAAGTGTCACCGATTATTTGTATAACCGCATCATCGGCTGTCACAGTGTATGCTTTTGGCAACACCGGGTTAGCCCCGGTCTGTCTGGCGGTGTTGCTGCCCAAAGCACCTGTGTAATTTGGCCCAATAATTGTGACGTTGATGTCGCCAGCGGACCCCGCCCCTGCTCCGGTCACGTTGTCATACGCAAGAACCCAAGAATTGGAAGAGCCGCTGCTGGTGACGGTCTGACTCTCGCCCGGACTGTAAACTGTTTCTGATCCGGTTGAACCAGAGGTAAGAGTGTAGGTGTCACCAGTGGTGGTGTTGTTTGCAAAAACGACGTTATAGGCAGAAATTGAGCCTGAAGTCCCGCCATTAGTGTTGGCCGTGTACTGAATAGATGGCGAACCAGACCAAGCCCAGCTTTGTGATCGGTTGATCGTGCCACCACCACCGATTCCAGCAGAACATGTCCACACCAAAACATCGCCCGGAGCGCAGGATACAGACCAACTACCACCGCTGTTACCAAGGCTGACTACACCTGTACCATTCTTTGTTACAGTCAGCGCCTTGCCATCACAGTTACCAGAAAGCGTGGTCGAAGCGTTGAGGACACGCGCTGTCCATGTGCCTGTGCCAGAGCCAGCATTCTCACGGATTACGTTCCAGTTGCCGTTAGACTGCCCTCCAGAAAACCCTGAGTTGCCTTGCGTAATCGTTGTACTGAAGCTGGTGTAGCCGGTTGCAATGGTGCTTACCGTCACTCCAAAGTCGTCTACCGTCTGGCTGCTTGTGCCGGTGGTTGCAGTAGCAGAGCCAGCAAAAGAAGACGGCACGAGAGACCCGCCACGGTTGTATTCCGACAGGCTGGTAGGGGCGCTGCCGCCATAGAAGGCTTGTATTTCTCCGAGGGAGATTGCGTTTCCTGAACCGCCGTTAACAGCCATCTGTGCCTCCTGTTAAATGGTGCCAAACGCAGTTACATCGCCCGTGACTTTAAGATTACCGCCAGTATCAAGCTCCATCTTGGCAGTGCCAGAATAACTGATGATTAACTTGTTGGAGGATACGGTAAACGTCCAATCGTTGGACGAATTGTCCAGAGTAAACTGACCACCCTGCACTGTGCCGGTGCTGGTGATGTTGTTTGCACCAGTGCTTACAGCGCCAGAAGCAGTGATAGCTCCTGATGAAATAGCCCCAGTGATTGTGAGGCTGCCGGTGGTGTTGATGTCTCCGGTGCCTGTAATGTCATTAGAATTAAGATCTAAGTTCCCGCCCAACTGAGGGGATGTATCTCCTACAACATCTGATGGAAGCTGACGCACCTGTGCGCCAGCACCTGCACCATCGGCGTAGATCCAAGCTGCCGCTCCCGCTGCAATAGTGATGTTGCCGCCGGAGCCTTGTGTAAAGATCACGCTCTGGCTAGTGGTGTTATTAACAAGATACAGCTTGTCCTGATCATTCGGGCTGATCGTAACGGTATTTGTGCCAGACGGAGAACCCGCGAGGATGAGAACTTTGTAGTGGCCGTCGGACAGGGAGCCATCACTGGTGGACAGCGTGTGCGTTGTGCCAGACAGCGTAATCGTACCAACGCCATTCAGGACGCGGTCGATAATATCAAAGTTCGTGTTTGTGGTCGTGCCCCAAGTACCTGACTGTTCGCCAGAACCGGGCTTTTCTATCCCACTATTTGCTGTGTAAGTAGATGCCATTTACTTCACCATTTCTGTCCATGTCTCAACTGTACCACTTGTTGACACTTCTGACCATGTGTCTCCCGTGTGTGTTATTTCTGACCAAGACTCCTGATTTGTACCCGCGTCTAAATTCTCCCATAGCAACGCGCCAAGAGTTGATTGATCGAAGCTGAAGACGATATCTGCATCGCCGGACAAGATAGCGATGGGTGCTGTGGTTTGCAGGAACGTGCTGTCTACAGACAAAGCCGTTTCACGCACACGATTAGCCAGCGTGGTTTGTATTGTATCGCCGATCTGTGTGGATAGACCTTTAGCGATTAAGTTTCCTGTGCTGGTTTGCGTGAAGTTGCCAGACTGCTCGGACACACCAGATGCCGTAAAGTTCTGTGTCGTTGTCTGCGTAAAGTTAGCCGACTGCTCCGATACGCCAGATGCTACCAACAGCGCCGTCGAAGTCTGGTCAAACTGTGCGATCATGTCAGCGTCAGTCTGACGTATGCGGTTAGCAGCAGAAGACTGCAAAAAGTTGGCATCCATAGTTAGGATGCCAGCCGCCGTGCCAGCCGCAAATGCAGAGAACTCCGAGTTGCCGATGATGTCGAGAGATGCCGGTGAGATAAAGTTCTGTTCTGTTGTCTGCGTGAAGTTTGCGCTCACGGATTCAGTGCCGAACAACAGGATACCCTGATCAGCTATCGCTCTTTCTGATATGCCGTGAACGCCGAACATTAGGGCTTACTCGGCCATACAACATCATCTAATGATGTGTAGGTATTTGTGATATCGCGCAGTGCTTGACGGTAGGGAAACCATGCATCTTTAATCGACTGTGGCACATCTTCACCAGAGACCCAGTCAGACTCTTTTAGTTTTTTGTCCCTTTCATGCCGCAAGGCTTTCATGGGCATTTCGGCTTCAAGTTTTAACTTCTCCGCCTCAATCTCCTCTTCTGTAGGCACTGGCTCTGTGTTCACTTTATCCCACTGGATAGAGCCATCCTCAAAAAGTGTGTATTGAGAATTGGGGCGTAGCCGCTTTAGGGTTAACACTCTCTTATGAAAATTTTCAACTCGGTTAGACATTGTTAATCCCAAGCTATCTCTTGTATTACGAGTGTAGATTTAGCTGTCGTGTTGTTATACGAACTTGCAGTGTCACGCGACTGACCAATGTTAAGGCTAAATCCGTTTATGTTTTCTGCGGAACAGATAACCCTTATCCTAACCTCTGATGTAGTGTTTGGATGCCAAATAACTGAAGTACCCGCGCCAACCTGCTGGTCTGGTTCGCTAATAGCGCGCACAATACTAAAATCACCCATAGCCATACCGCTGTTGTACTGACCATTTAAGTTGGTATTTCTGGTCCAACTGCCCGAGCCTATTTTGTATTCAAGCCATGCATGTGCGTCGTCGCCAGCGGCACCATACACGTTAGAAATGACCAACATACGACTATTACTTCGTGTCGGCGTAAGTGCTGCTTCTAAGGCAGTAAACCCTGATTGAGAGGTCGTTTGAGTGATGGCGTCAGTGGTATCAAAGGCAGTTTGCACTACAGCGCCTTTAGAGACACTGGTGAGTACCCGCCCCCAGTCGTGCCAACCGGAAGTACCCTGCTTAACGCGGTAATGCATACCGCCAGCGCCGGGGCTGTTAGTGTCCCCAAAATACAACTGTGCCGCGCGTTCATCTGTGGCGTTGTCGGCTCCACCGTCCAAAAACCTAGTGGACAAATACATGTAAACGCCGTTATTTGAAAAGCCGCCATTGTTGCTCGTTGCGCCGCCCCCTGCATAATATCCAAAAGCATTTGGCGTGGTGCTATTCCAGTCGCCCGTCGTAGATAACTCGGTTCCTTTTGCTAAAGGCACAACATTACGGCCATCGGCAGAAAGATTTCCAGTGATGGTCGCGTTACCTGTAGTGTTTATATTGCCCGTGCCGGTAATGTCCTGAGAGTTCAAATCAAGATTACCACCCAATGTCGGAGTGGTATAATTGGCTATGTCTCTTGCTCTACTCATCGCTTACTCCGGCTTCACAGGCCACACCACATCATCAAGACTGCTGTAGCTTTTGGTTATGTCACGCAGCGCCTGACGGTAGTCCCACTGCGCCTGTGACATGGTTAGATCCGCTAAGGCCCACCAATCTGTCTCGGCAATACGGCGATTCCGCTCTTCGCGCAACAGCTTCATAGGCTCGGCAGCATCAAGCTCGGCCTTCTTCGCAGATACCGTGGTCCACGATACACCCCAGTTGTCGGGGTTGTCAGACTCAATAGCGGTGCCATTGTCGTCCGCGCCGATGATCCGGCGGAACATGGCATTGAACTCGTCCTCTGTGGTCGGGTCACCGCGCATCACCCACTGTTCGTCAGGGATGAGGGCTGTGATTGCGTCTGCTACTGTTGCCATTACTGTGCAATCTCCCAAACTGTCAGGGTTGTGGTGCCGTCGTGCTGAAACTTAACAACCTTGGTGGCGTTGTATGCTGCTATTTCACACTTCAACGTCATTTGAGTGGTTTGACCCGCAGTAAAAGAAAATTGACTAGACCACATACCATAAATGTCTGTATCGGAATCGCCCCCCGTAAATACAAATCCCACGGCGTTTCTGTTGCCTCCGTTAGTTATGAGATTTGTATTATCCTTGGTGAAGAATATATCCGCCCCACCACCAGCGGAGCCGTCAATGTAGAATTGACCAGCCCACTGCATGAGTATTTTTGAGTCGCTAAATTTAGGCGTAATATTCACAGTGTTGACTTCGTAAGCATTGCTTAATCCACTAGAACTTACCGTAACCGCCGCAAGGTCGGCCCCGGACGTTGAGTTGCCCATTGTCTGAGTATGCACCTGACACTGAACTACAGAACCGGGAGAATGCACCTCACCAGACGAATTAATCGTCAACGCAGTGTTCCCGTTAGTCGGGTCTTGGATTTCGGAGACCTTCAGTATGCTGCTCATTGGGCAATCTCCATAACAACCATTCGAGTGTACGAGGGTGCGCTACCTGTTGTCCTTCCGAAGTAATGCGTATCGCCCCCTACCGTAGCAACTACCTGTATGACGTAAGTGTATGTCCCGACAGACTTTGCACCGCTAATATACAAGACCGGGCTTACCTGCGAGAACTCCATTGATGTATGTGGGCCGGGGTGTTCATATCCAGCAACAATCCCGTCGCCCCCAGATTCATTCAGCCGTATGTAGTGACTGTTAGTCCAAGCGTTTCCATTTGGGTTATTGGAATAATTTGGAACGCAACCCTGAACCATGATTATGGAGTTTGCGTATTTTGTTGTAATCGCACAGGACAAGAGGTCTGTGTACGCAGAGGTGCTACTTACAGCGACCTGTGATGAGTTAGTAGCATGAACCACCTGAACAATATGCCCCGGAATCTGGATGCCGTTGCCGCTGGTCTTCTCGTTGATGGTGTCTACGAATAGTGTACTCATGTCTTAACCCATCAAGCATCCCTGAAATTTTATCCACTTGTTGCCATCTGAAAACAACGCCTGACCAGAGTGGATACGAACTGTGTCATTCGCATCTAACTGAACCAGTCCGGCATCTGATGCCAAAGGCGCGTAAGCGTCAGCGTTGTTTGCGCTTGCTGGACGAATAGACACCATCCCCTTACCGACATCTGAACTGTTGTTAATTTGAAGGAACACGTCGAAACCGCCCGTTGATGCCTTGCCGATGGAAGCAAACTTAAAGAAATAAATTCCATCGACCGGGGCGGTGAACACCCCCGTATTAGCATTGAAATGCCCGCCGATGTCAAAATCCTCGGTAAATCCGTCCACTACTCCCGAAGCACTCATGCTAGATGTGCGGTATGCGGAAAACGCCGGACGCGCCGGTGTTGTCACACGCCCTGTAGAGTCTACAGCCAGCGCATCTGTGGTACTACCCGTCGCCCTAATCTTGTCTACATTCAGAATCGAAGCCATACGCGCCTCACAAGATTGTCAGACTGCCACCGCTGGCAATCGTTATTGTTACGCCATCAGCAATCGTAAGTGGCCCGATGCCAAGGGCATTCTTCGTGGCGGCAATGGTCGTGTTCTCGCTGACCGTCTTGCCGTTGGTGCGGAACACCGCCGTGTCCACCGTGGTGTTTGTAGTCTGAAACTGCGGTGCCGTAATCTCACCAACAAACGTGCCGCCGGATGCCTTCGATACTGTATCAGTAACCGTGAACGCGCGAAACGCCCGGATCACCAACTCATCATTAGTCGCGGCCCCACTACCGAGTGTGATTGTATCGCCGTTGCTTGTTGTGAAGTCTGAACTGTCCAGATGCACCCCGTTAAGGTAAACATCAACATCGTTACCACTAAAAGCCAGTATCGCACCATTTGCATCCGCCCCCGTAAATGCCGTCTGGTTGTTCGTAGCCACATACTTGAATAGCTGCATAGCGTAGCTGGTCGGCTGATCTACAGCGCGACCAAAGAAACGCACAGTGATTACGTCGCCATTTGCAGGGGCGGCAGAAAATGTCAGTGTATTGCCCTGCGCCGTATATGCCTTTCCGATTCCCGGCTCTTGCACGACGTTACCAATCGTTACAAGCATCGCCTCGCCGGACACGACGCTCTGCGCCAGCGTAAACGCTGTATCGTTTCCGTTCCCAGTAAATCTCTGGAAGGTGATGTCACCTAGATTTGGGTCTACGCCGATATAGGCCATTAGTCTGCTTCCGCTTCTTGAATGGTAATGTCACCGTCTGAAAGCATGGCAGCAATGTCCATGTAGTCAGAGTTTTCCTCGTCGATTGGCACACTCAACATGTCTCCGTTGGCAAAAGTCACAGTGACACCAATATTAGTGGGGGAGTCTTGCTTATCAGTGTAATACTGATAGCTGGCCCCATCCCAGCGAGACGGCATAGTGATGTAAGCGATTTCGTCAGTCATGCTTGCCTCTAATAATCTGCGTCTGCTGCCCACTGAACAAAGTTCAATCTGCCGTCACCGTTGCCCGTGCCGCCCCCGGTGATGCATGTGTTGGAATCCTCATTGATGCCCATCGTATGTGCGCCACCACCGTTATAATCTTGGAATTGTCCAGAAGTTCCATTCTGCGGGTTCCACCATGACATGGTTGGCGTTGCCCGCATGGTGGTTGGAAAGTGAATGTTTGTTTGTTCACCGTTAGAACCATTAGAGTTGATCCAGCCATGTGCGCCAGACCGCGTGGCCGTTCCGATTGATGTACCGTATTCATAAGACTTACAGAAAAACGTCTGACACCTCGTCAATGTTTCAGTGAAACTCATCTGCTCAAATGCTGTTGGGTCTGTGTGGTTCAGATCAACCGCTTCAACCTGTGCGCCAGATACCCGTATGCCGCCATTTTGCGCGGTACCTTCAGAGAAGATTTGAGGAATAATGGTTTGAGTAGTTGTCGGAATCGGGCCAAGTGTGATTGAAAACCGCTGCCACGATGTCGTCAGTTGTGAACCAGTGTGCGCTATATGAAAAGCAGAGTTAGAGTTTGCGCCCTGTGTGGTCGTGTCTATGGCCCGACCATCAAAGAAAAAGCTCTTAGCGTAAAACCCATCTTCAGTTGAGCCGTTAGCGTTGTTTGCCCAACTGTTATAGTTGGCCTGCCTAAACAAGCCAAAGCTAAGGCTTAACTTATGCGCTGCGTCAGTTGTGCCAACAGCCTTGGCGTAGACAGAAAATGTGATGTATTTACCACGCAATGCCATCGCTTGGTCGAACTCTAAGTTCTGCTGCGTGGACATCGAGCCATTGGAACTGCCTGACTTCAGCATTTCCAGAGACCATCTTAACGATATTGGCGCGTCTTGTTGCCGGGTATAGTTGCCTACGCAGTCATTGTAGTTGGTGCGCCAACGGTCATGCGGACCTTTGCCGCTGTGATTGCTGGATGAAAAGTATCTTTGCCAGACATGGAACTCGCCGTTGTCGAGAAGGTTTTTTCTTCCCATAGAAAAAGGCGCGTCAAGGTCTGTGACACGAATGCTGTCAATAGCGGCTGTTTTGATTTTACTCAGTGGCATCCGCGTTCACCTGTGCAGCAGTCCGCACAACGCCCAAGTCATATGCTTGAGTCACCTGTGCGTCCTCGCCGACAGCCAGTGCAACATCGTTAGCGTTGCAGTGAGCTACAAGCAAGGCGATGATTTCATCCTTGGCGATACGAGCGCGGTTCGTAAGCGCATTATCCGCCCAATCCTGTACCGAAACTGTGGCATATTCTAACGCCTTATTCTCGGTGTCTGTAAGAGTTACTGTAATATCCGGCATTAGATTTCTCCTGTAAATTAGCCGATGAGGAAACCGGACCACCGGGTGTACTGATTGTTGCCGTGAATAACTTCGCTTTTCTGACCTTGGACAAAAACGTAATCATTTGCGTCCAAGCGGAAAGTGTCACTCAGAAAGTCGCTATAGTAGCCAGAGTCACCTGTAGTGTTTGAAACATAAAATGCACGTCTTTCACTATAGCTTCTGACGCTTCCGTTTACGTTGAACCGTAGGCTATCCTGCATTCCTACTCCACTGGAGACGCCCTGCCAGAGGACAATCGCATGGAAGAAATAGACGCCACTAACCGGCGCGGTGAACCTGTAGTTACCAGACGTTGCTAGATGGTTGCCCTGATTGAAAAACTCACCACTGGCTCCAACGTCATTGAACTGGACGGCATTGCCTGAACCGTGGGTGTAGCCGCCATTCAAACCGGCTCTGAACGCTGGCTGAGTAGGCATCGTAATTCTGCCGTTACTGTCGATGGTTAGTGGCGTAAGAAATCCACTCGCCCTATCATCATTGCAGGTTAAAATGTTGAACGCGCCACCGCTAACCTGTAAACCCCAGAACTGGTCGTTTGCGGTTGCATCAGTATCCTGCAACATGACTTGTGTGTTGCCGGTAGATTTGAAGACAGAGGCATTTGCGTGGGTTGATGTGGTTACATCTAATGCCTCACTTGAGGTGAGGCCATCAACAGTGGTTGTGCCATCAACATCTAAGTTTCCGCTAAAAGTGCCGTTCGTCGCAGAAACCGCGCCGCTAAACGTACCCGTCGTCGCCGCCAGAGCAGCATTAGCGTCATGCTCAAGGCGTGGGTTGATAGTCGCCTCACCACGGTAGATGACATACACGTTGTTGGTGCCAGACGGCGGTGCCTCGTCAAACGTCAGTGTCGTGCCGGATGCGGTGTAGGACTTGCCTGCTCCCGGTTCCTGTTGAACATTCTCGACAAACACCTCTAGGTCTTCGCCTACATTGACGGACCTGTTCAGCGTAAACGCAGTGGTCGAGCCGTTGCCGCTGAAGCTCTGGCTCGTCGCTTGATTTACTATCGCTGTATTTGGTGGCTTGCCGATATATGCCATGTTTAACCTACCAAAAATCCGCTAAAGCGGGTGCCTTGCCGCACTTGTGTAGTCGTATCGTCATTTGCTGAGAAATACGGCGTAACTGTCTGCGAAGCTGTAAGTTGAATTAAGTGCGAAGCTGTGTTGCTCTGATAAGCTCCACCTTGCGGGTCTTGAATGGTGCGGTAAGTCAAATCGGAATCCGAACCAACTTGTGCGCCATCAATGTAAAAGTATGTGTTGACGATATTAGCAGCGGTGCAATTCCCTAAAAGCAAAGAGAGATTAAATTGATAGATACCTGCAATCGGTGCTGTGAACACAGCATTACTAGACATTGTGACATTGTTACCGATATCGAAATCTTCTGCATCGAACGGAATTACACCTACAGAGGTATTGTCTGCGGTAGCTGCATTGGAGCTTAGGTAGACACTAAAAGCTGGCCGTGCAGGTGTCAGGATGCGACCACTGCTATCAATCGTCAGGCCCGTGGTCCCGCCGTTGTTCTGGATGGTGTCTACCTTGATGATTCCGGTCATTGCGCTACCTCAACCTATGGCCGCAAATATAAGTGCGAAATGTGCTGCCCGACCTGTTAACTGTTGTTGTGCCGCCACTAGAAATATCAGACTTTAAAGTAACATCCATGTAGTCTCCAGCTGTTGTCAGGTCCATAATTGCGCTGAATGAAAAAAGACCCTCGGTTTGCGACGTACCAGACCCGCCACTCGCTCTTAGTTGACCGAGGTTCGAGACAACATCTGTGCCGTTTTTGCGAATGTTGACCGTGGTGCTTTCGATGTTGTTGGTGGCATTTATGTAGATGTTCACACTGACCCACCAATATCCTTTGGTGTTTGCATCAACAGTAAGTCGATAGTTCGATGTGTCCCAAAGACTATCAGGGTCTGAGGCAACATCATCAAACTGAATTACTGTCGCCGTGTTGTCTGGAATGCTGCCTTGGTCAGTATCAAGGTCAACCATAAAGAACGGCAGTTTAGGCTGGGTGATGATACCGCCAGCGCCGATGGTCATCGCGTCGGTGCCATTCGTATGCTGTATTGTCTGTACGCCGATTTCGGATGCCATTACTTTACCTATGTCGCATGAACTAACATGCCGAAAAAGTTCGATTTTACGTTGGCGGTGTCGTGAATTACAGTATTA